CTCGGCGTATGGGCGGTGGTGTCTTGACGAAAGAACTTATCGGCCGAGTCAATATTGGTGTATTCAAGCGCGGTAAAAAAGCAGGCATCCATCGCTTTCTTGTAGTGTTCATGCCCAGTAATACGCCACAGCATGTAGCAGGCATCCATAAACCATTCTTCACCGTCAGCGGCATTGCCTCTTTGATTCGCGGTGCCCAGCAGCGGCGTGTGAATAGGCCGGTTGTGCCAAACCTCATTGCGCTTGAACAGATAGCCACCCAGCTCAAGTGGCAGCCTTACCGCATAGTTGACGAAGTAAACACCGTTAATCGTGCTGTCAGCCAACTGAACCCTTCCAACATCTGCTGACGGGATCCCGGTTTCAATGATGTCCCCGTTCCAGAGCTGGTCGTTAGGCCCTCGACCAATACCAATCTTGTTACCCGTCCAGACGTTAATCCAGGAAGCTGCGTACTCCTTACCCTTTTTGTTCCAGTCGACGTCGTAGACGCCTTTGCCCAGATAGGCATCCCAATCGACCCACGCCAAGGAACTCCAGGGCGTTGAGGGCATTGTTTCATTGCGGTTTGCGAGTACCTGATCCCAATCAATATCGTTGTTGATGACCTGAACGCTGCCGTTGATCGAGTCCCACGTCATATGGCCACGATGGGCCATAGTCAGCACGTCCAGGTACTCCCCCCAAAATGGCGAGCCGTGCGGAATCTGAGCCTGACCATTCACAAAGCGCAACGGCACGCACTTATAACCACCTTGAGTGGGTGCCGCAGGATTGATCGGCCAGTTCGATAAGCAAGGCTCCTTGGAGTTTATGATCCAGTTGGCGATCCAGCGTGACGGGGTGTCAGGGATAGGCTGGCCCGCATAGAAGTAGTCCACGTAGGCCTGCCAGTGCCACACAGCCGCCTCCAGATAGGCAGGATTCTTGGTCGCCAGATAGGCATGGGCGTAACCCAGAACATGCAGCGCTTGCCCCTCGGTAGTGCCGTCGCCGTTGGGCTGATACTCCATCTGCGTGTGCGCAATAAAGTGCCGGTTGTTGGACAGAACACCCTGATTGTTTTGCACCAGGTGCTGAACGGAACCATCGTCAGTGTCACCGGTGTTGCGCTTGAGAAAACGGTGATGACCTTCAATCATGCTCAGCGCATTGCTCAGGCCGGTTTTCTGGCTGGCAGGCCTGCGGCTGTTAAGCGGGGACAGATGCATCGAACCAACTCCCATCAGAAAAGCCCAACCAACCGCCACCGTCTGACATGAATGTCAGCACGTCCGCTGCTCCAGCCTCGTAGGCCAACACCGGCGGGCGATTGCTAACCCAGCGAACTTTGGCCGGAAACGTGACCTTGTTCACCCCGGTGCCCTGCCGTAGGCGCACGGTAAACGACCATATGTAGCCCGCCGGCACATCGGTATTGAGAAAGTTGAGCAAGCATTGCGGCTTATCCAGCGTCACGTCGAAGAACGACACGCCCTTGGTGTAAGCCACGTCCAGACTGAGTACGGTGCCGGCAGACGGGACCGTCTCCTTGCGTGGCAGCAACAGACCACCGGCCAAGTCGGTAATCATTTTGACCAGTGCCAGCAGCGTTGGAGAGGGGCCCGAGCCAGTTTGCACGGTGGCATCCGCCGGCTTGTTTACGATGTCATGGGCTGTTTGCGCGGCTGTTTCCAGCAGCTCGATAGCCGCCCGTTGGCGGTCAGTCATTTCGCTCATGTAACCCTCATCAGGCCCGGTAAGGCGAAGTTGGAGAAGTAATAAAGGTCGTTGGCCGACAGCTCCAGGTTGATCACGTCGAGGTCGTCAGACCACAACTCGGGCGACGAAATAGTCACCTCATCACCCGAAGACATACCGGCACCTATGTAGTAAGTGCCGGCCGGGCTGTAGGTAATGCTCAGGCCCACTAGATGCCGGCTGACCGGCTTGGTGTCGTTGATCATCCGCTCCAGCTCGGCAATGGCCGTCTCGCTCAGGCCGCTGTCAAACAGGGCCAGGCTCATGGTGAAGGTGCCCGGCTCGCCCATCGGCTCCAACTGGTGCCACTCGGTGATATCTAGAATGTCCGCGAACGGCTCGACGACCCGGCGCAACGCACCCACAGTGCCCTTGCGCTTGTGGACTTCAAACGCATCCTTGACCACCTTGCGCTTGATCGTCTCGGACCATTGCGGGTCCCAGCGATCAACACTGCGTTGGATGGCCAGCCACGGCAGCAGCGGCGCCGGGCAGTTATCGACCGAGTGAACTTGGCGCAGCACGTTGGCCAACCCCACATCACCGTTAGATAGTTGCGCCAGAGCCTGCTCAAGTGACGTTCGGTTACTCGGCAACAGGCTGGTATCACTCATCTGTGCCCCCGATTCGGACGCTGGCCTTGGTGCAGTTGGCCGCCTGATGATCCAGCACGACTACATCAGCCACCGGGTAAATCAACTCAACCCGCTGAACACGGGACACATGCAGCGCGGCATGAATGGCCGAATGACGAATATCCCGACCTAAACGGCGCTGCGTATTCACATAACGCTCCAGCGAGGCGTTGGCCTCGGCCAGACTCAGCTCCATTTCCGGGCCCGGGTAGAGGTACAGCACCGCCTCAATCTGGTAGTCGATCAGCTCGGCCGATTGCACCAGGAGCCGATCGCCCACTGGCCGTACGTCCTCATCGCTAAGCGCTACCCTCACCTTCTCCAGAAGATCCGCCGATGCCTTGCCATCGCCCAAACGGCTCAGGATGCTGACCAGCACCGTGGCCGGGCTCGGACTGCTGGCCCGGGCATCCGCCACACGGCCATCCGCCGACAGCGCATGAAACACATACGCATCCCGGGGCCCCGCGATTGACATGCCCTCGAAGGCCAGAAGCGTGCGCTCAACCAAAGAATCGTCAGATTCGTACTGCGCCTCAATCGGCGGCACGGCATCGAGGTCGGCCTCGACAACTATCAGGCGCTTTACGTTGTAGTTGGCGGCTAAGTGATCGACATCGCTACCCCGGGCAAAGGCCAGCAGCAGCGACTTGGCAACATCGTTGATTCGGGCCCGCTCCAACAACTTGTCGTAAGCGCGCTTTTCAAGCAGTTTGACCACCGGTTCAGACTCAAGCGGCGCCGACCAGTTATCACCCATCAGCGCGCGAAAGTCGGTCAACGCCTCTTGATACAGCGTCTCAAAATCCAGCTGCTCCAGCACGATCGGCGCCGGCAAGCGGGACAGATCCAGAGTACTCATACAGTCACATCCAATAGCTTGCTGTCGCCCAGATACTTGCCCGACAGGCGAAAGGTGATACGTCCGCTCAGCACGGACACGACTTGAACCCGGGTCAGCTCCAGGCGCGGCTCCCAGCGTTTAAGAGCGCGCGCAGCCTCGGCCTGTACGGCGCTTTTCCATCCCTCCGATACAGGCAAATCGACAAATCGGCGGATCGTGCTGCCGTACTCAGGCCGCATCAGCCGCGACCCCAGAGGCGTAGTCAAAATGTCTTCAATGGACTGCAGCAGGTGATCAAGGCCCGATATAGGCTGCCCGGTGTGGCGGTCCATTCCGATCATGGGGCTACTCCGGCAGGCGCTCTAAATCAGGGTGAGCATCGAGAAAGGCCTGCGCGTCGGCGTCCTGCGCCTCGACGCGGTGAGCGCTAACCTGCAGCAGGCGACCGTCGCCCATTACCAGCGTGCGGGAAATAAAAGCCCTGTCGCGGTAGACCACCGGAGCGCTGAGCGCCTCATCGGAAAGGGTTGGTTTGCTCGCCATAGTTTTCTCCAGACATAAAAATGCCCGCGCATGGCGGGCTAAATGGATCAACGCTTATCTCTTGAGCTGCTCTCTAGCGTCGGGCACACTTCGATGGTTGAACCACCCAGAAAAGGAATTTAGGGATGCCATTCTCACCGAAAGAACACGCTGCATTGCTAGCACTGAAAGGCGTAGGCCCCACGGTGATAGCTCGTCTTGAACAGATGGGTATTGAGTCTTTTACAGAACTAAGCACAGCCAATGTGAATGACATCCTTCAACAGGCTTCGGCGGCAGTCGGATCAACTTGCTGGAAGAACAGCCCTCAAGCTCGAGCAGCAATTACTACAGCCGTTCAGTTTGCCAAAGACACTCAGAAGACTACGTCTGAAGCTGAATAATGACCTGGGTCATATCAGTGCTTATGGTTGGGCGTGTTGCCATTGGTGTCGATGATTGAACCGCCACCGTTGATATCGCCTGTTACGCGTAACGCGCCATTTATCAGCACTTCGCCGTAGATCGTTACATCACCATCGAGCGCGATTGCCCCGGACGTCACCACCACGGCGTTATCCGTAACGGTGGCCGATGAACTGCCGACCTTGATATCCACCGAGCCGGTCGGCAGCTCAATGCTGTAACTGTTCGTCTGCCAGTCATAAGTCAGCGACCCGCCATCGTCGAACAGCCAGCGCTCGACGTGATCGCGGTTATCCGGCGCGGGGCCGGCATCACCAAACAATCCCGGCACAAAGGTGCCTTGTGACACGTCACCGCTCGGACTGAACAAAGCACCCTGCTCGCCCATGCTGGGTGCCCGCCAGTGCCGTGCTTTGCCCGCAGCCTGACTGTGCCAGCGCACCCAGGCGCTGACCCACTCACCGTCAGACACCCGGCATACAGGCGGTCTAGCTGTCAGATCAAGCGCTACTACATAGCAAGCCTTAATCACACCCGCGATCATGCGGTCGTGCTCGGCAACGACATGGTTCATGGGTCAACCTCACCGCCCACGCTAAACACAAGCGAACCGGGTTGCTCATCCGGCCACGGCCATTCCTGCTCACCCAGGTAAATCGTCTGCGTCCACTCCACCAGCCAGACCGTGTAGCCATCCAACTCCGGGCGGGTCCAATCCTGGGTTGAGCGTTTGAATTCGGCCGGTTCTACCGCCAGGCCCCACGTCTGCGCCCGTAACAGCACAGCCAGTTGCGTGGCCAGATGAATGGCCTGCTGGTAATGCTGATCGCGGATCACGTCAACAATCACCCGCGCTTCAAAGGTGACATTCAGCGTGCTTTCGCCGGTGCCAATATCGGTACCCGGCTCAATCTCGGCTATATCGAGAAACACTGCCGGCAACGGAATGTGCTGCTCGATGTCAGGCCAGAAGCTGACCAATTGAATACCGGCCAGCGATTGCTCCAGGTGCTGCTCGATCGTTTGGTACAACACGTCGAGGCTAAAGGGGTAGTCAGACATTGCGCACTCCCTTCAAGTACTTCTGCAGTTCATAGTTCATTTCTTGCTGCAGGATCTGCATCAAGCGCTCATCAGCTTTACGGCTCCAAGCCTCAAAATGGGGTCGCACCGAGTCGAGCGAGATTTTGGCCTTGGCCAACGGGAAACGATCGCTGTTTTCCCCCACAAAACCCGAACTGGCACCGGTTTGCGAAGTGACTTCACTGTCAGGGTAATCGGCCCGATCAAAGTGCTTGCTGGCAGTACGGATCCAAATATCCGCCTGGCTGCCGTAGACCTTCTTGAAGAAGGCACCTTGATAGCGACGACTGCCCACCGACACACCGGCCTTGGTCTGCCGTGGCCGCCCTGCCCGGCTGGCTTCCAGCGGGTTGATGCCAAACCAGAGTTTGCCGCGCATCGCGCCGCCGGTGATCGGGTAGCTGCGCAGGCGCTGCCGCACCGCCTTGACCGCGATCCGCTCCTGCTTGCCCACGGCCCGGGCAATATGAGTGCTAAGCCATCTCAGGGTTTTGTTGATTGCACGGCGTTGCGCATTGGCCGCGGCTTTTGGCACCTGGGTGGCAAAGACCGTAAACGCTTTCATATCCTCGGCCGAGACCTGAATATTTAGCAGGCCGCTGTTGGCACGCACCTCGCTGAAGCTTCCGATACTCATGCGCGTTTCCTCAAGATCAGCGACACCAGGCCGTCGCCGCTGGGCTCCAGTTGCAACAAGTCGTAGTCACCACCGCCGTCCAGTGCAGGCAGGTCGATGGTGACCAGCAAGCCTTTGCTCAACCCGTCCGAGTCCGCGACCCGCACGACAAAGTGGGGTTCGCGAAGGCCCGTATTGAGGCGACCTATTTGCGGCTGTTTCCACGGTGCCGAGAACATCCCCAGCACCGGCTCGGCGCGACCCTCGATATGGCCGGTGTCACCCAGCACGTCGAAGATCACGCTGTCGATATCGGCCACCCGATCACGGATGCCCACGCTTACAGCTCCAGCAGGATCTGCGCGCGCGGTCGGGTGCAGATGTGCAGCGGGTTGGACTGCGCTTCGCCGGCCATGCCTTTGTTGAACGGCATCGGCTCGATCTTGCTGTAGTACGGGATGCCTTGGGTGTTGACCGTTTCCATGTAGTCGGCCGGGGCGAAAGCGGAGATGTACAGGTCGGGGACGCCTTCAGGGACCAGGAGGGCTTTGTCGTCGTGGACAAAAGGCTGGCCGGCAATACGACCGCGGTAGCGCTCCCAAGTGATGCCGCCGAACTCAAAACTTTCACGAGCATCACCACGCAAGGCAGCCGCTTGAAGTGTGTTGAGGTAAGTGGTTTCAACATCACCGTGGGTCACGAGTGCTTCCCAGAACGTCTTGCCACAAAAGGCACGAGCGCCACTGGTAGTCGTACTGCCCAAGGCCTCCTCTTGCTTGTCCAGGGCCTGCATGCATTTGACGCGCAACTTGACGCCCGCAGTAGCAAAACCCATTTTCAGGCTTTGCTTTTCTACACCGAAGCGCTGATACAGATCGAGCAGCACCGTCTTGCCGTCCGCATCCAGAATCTGCCCGTTCAACGCACCCATTCGTTGATATTCATGGGTGACGTCCAACTGGCGACGGGCCTTCAGCAGCCGCGCATTAACCACATCCTGCACAGCCTGCAATTCGCTACGGGTGCCGAAGGCGCGAATACCCTGGATCTCGTCGGCCTTGATGGTGAAACGCTCAGGCAAGTGCACGGTGTTAAAAGGGATCAAGGTGCGTTTGCTGGCACCTACGACCAGACCTGAGGTGCCACGTTCACCGGCCGGTACCAAGGCCAGGGTGTCACCATCCTTTTCGATCTGCACGGTCAGGGTGGTGATCCCTTCTTCCTGAAACAGGCCGAGGCTGCTCAGGCGCCCGGGCAGGTATTGCTGTTCGTTGATGGCAGCGGTCAGCGACGAAACAGAAAATGCTTCGTCGTCAAAGATGGCGATGTCGGCCATGGGGGACTCTCCAGAAAGTAAAAACCCCGCTCAATGGCGGGGTGCAATAAAGGGGGCGTCGGGCTTAGCGCACGATCACAAAATGTTCGGCCAGGGATTTCTCGCCCTCGGGATCAAGCCCGGTCAGATGCGCCTCGCTGACTTCAGCCAGACGCACCACTGCGCGACCACGGCGCACAATGTCCGACTCGCCCAAGGGCCCGTAGAGAATGGCCACGGCGGTCTGGCTGCCGTCTTCGGCGGTGGGTACATAAGGTGCGAATTCACCCGAGGTGGTCACCAGCCCCAGGACTTGGCCGGGATTGAGCGCGGGGCCAGCGGCCACGTTGATGGCTTCGCGGGAGATATTGCCGGCGCCTTCGGACAGCAGGAATTCGCCCGCGTGGATCGGTTCTTGTCGGATGGTCATGCTTTTACCCCTGTCTGGGCGGCGCGGCGGGCCGCGTAAATGGCGTTAGTGTCTGGTTGCTTGGCCTGGGTTTTCGGTGCTGGGTCATCGCTGATCGGAAGGCTGTTGTCGATTTCAAAACCGCCCCCTTTGACCAGCTTGTCGAACAGACGCCCGCGCACCGCGTCAGCGCTCAGCCCAGCGGCGACAAACTCTTGGGTGAACTCCGGCAGACGCGCCGCTACACACAGATCGCGCACGGACTTGGCATTGGTGATCGCCGCGTTAACCGTGGCTTCGTCAGCCAGCTTGGTGTTGCTAATCAGTGGCTCGATCAGGTTGCTGATCCCCGCTGCAGTACAGCTTTGAGTGATCAACAAGGCTAACTTGGCTGAGTCCACAATCGGTGGCTTGTCTGGCTCTGGCGGGATCGGTTCCGGAGTAGGTTCAAGAACTGGTTCTGGCGGATCTTCCAATTGAGCCAGCAATGCCTGCGGTGCGTGCTGGTAACGCTGCAATGCCCCACCTTGGCCGAGGCACGCTTTTTCGCTGACGCCTTCGCCTACTGAGTCGGCCAGACCCAAGGCCACGGCTTCGTTGGCCGTTAGCCAAGTTTCAGCATTGACCAAGCGGCGTAGCTCAACCTCGTCAATATCCGGTGCCTTGGCTTTGTAGGCCGCAATGATGGCTTCCAGCGCTTGATCCAGCGCGGTGGCCACTTTGCGTAGATCATCAGCATCGCCTGCTGCGTAAGTCCATGGGTTGTGGATCATCAGCATGGCATTGGATGCGATCACGACCTTATGAGCGC